CCCAAGGCCGTACCCAAGGCTCAGAAGGTCATGGGAACGGCTCAGCCGGCCGCTACGGAGTCCGTGGATGACTGGACGCAGGTAGGTCCGCAGGGCGGCTATAACCCGGGCGGCACGTACACCGATAAGAGCGGCCAGAAGTGGTATGTCAAGTTCCCGGCCGGTGGCGAGAAGGTCGCGAAGAACGAACTGGTGGCAACGAAGCTGTATGCGCTGGCTGGCGTCGAAGTGCCGGAAGTGAAACTCATCAACCAGGGCGGCAAGATCGGCCTCGCGTCGAAGATCGTTGACGGCGCGGTGGCGAACAAGTCAGCTCTCCTGGAGGGCAAAGCGAAAGGGCTGTTGTCCGGCTTCGGCGCTGACGCATGGCTGGCGAACTGGGACACGGTCGGTAACAACCCGGCTGCAGGCAAGGGCTTCGACAACATCCTGTTCAAGCAGGATGGCTCGGCTGTGCGCATCGATGCAGGCGGTGCGCTGCTGTACGGCGGTGCGGGCGGCAAGAAGCAGAAGTTCGAAGACGACGTTATCGAACTGAAGACGATGCTCGACCCGTCGAAGAACGCCAACACGGCCGCAGTGTTCGGGAAAATGAGCGCCGCGGACATCGCGGCATCTGTGGCGAAGATCGCCGACATCCCCGACCATGAAATCGAAGGCGTGGTAATGGAGTTCGGCCCGGGCTCGGAAAGCGAGAAGACGCGCCTCGCCGAAAAGCTGATCGCCCGCAAGCACAACATGAGCGAGCAGTATCCGAACGCCGCGAAGCCGAAGAAAGGTTCGGCTGCCGCTGCGAAGGTGAAGCCGAACCCGGCCGCGCTGACGGTGGACGCATCGCTGCTGCCGAGCCCGCACGATTACATGAACTGGCAGGGCACGGGCAAGCCGATCAGCGAGAAGGCATACGTCAAGGGCAACATCGCCGACGAGCAGGAACTGCTGAATATCGCCAAGTCGGGCAACCTGACGGCGCTGAAGGCGTACAAATTCCAGCCTGTCGATAAGATGACTGGTGAGGCCATCGGCGAAAAGAAGTCGATTGACGAGCACCCGTCGAAGTACGTGCAGGACTACCACACGAATCTGGTGTCGTACCTGGACATGATCGCGAACCCGCCAGAGGCATTGCGGCCGTTCGAGACGAAGTCGGCGAGCACACTGGCGTCGCTGTCTGCCGCGTTTAAGCCGCATGACTTCGGCAAGACCACGGAGATGGCCCCGAAGAACCAGCAGCTTGGGTTCTGGATCGCGCTGGGCGTGGCCGATTCGCCCGCGAAGTTCATTCCGGCCGTCAAAAAGCTGTCCTCTGCGGCCATCGCGGCGGCTCAGGCAGCGCACAGTAAGCTGCCGTCTAGCGTCAAGTCGTTCATTTCCGGCGTGCAGGGTTCGGGTTCGTATAACAACCCGTACCGCGATGGCAAGGAAACCGACCACGGCGGCAACAAGACGCGCGAAGTGCTGACAGACCTGTACAAAAACGCGGCGCCGCAGGAAGCGGGCACGACGATCAGCAAGTGGATTAGCTTCGCGCCGGAAATGGTCAAGCAATTCATGGACGCGCCGGAAGGGCTGGTTTTTCAGAACCCGGGCTCGATGTGTACCTCGTACCATGACACGGCGACCAAGCACTTCGGCAAGGACCGCATCACCATTCGCTACGCCGAAGGCGCGAAGGCCCTGAATTCGTTCGCATCCGGAAGTTTTAAGAGCGAAATGGAAGTAACCACTTTACCGGGCGCGCGTTTCATGGTTATGTCACGTAAAATGGTCGCTGACGTGGAGCACGGGAATTCCAACGGGCAGCGCTTCGAACTCGAACTGCTGATGTTGCCGCCCGACCCGACCTATGTTGATAACCTGATGAAGAAAAAGGCGTAATCATGAGCGAAACCAAACAATTCCCCGACGCGGGGCTCTACCTCGATGACCTGATTGCTACCGGCAAGCCATCGCTGGGAGACCTGCACGTGGTTTCGTGGCTGGTGCGCCACTTCGCGCAGGCGGTCCTCATCAAGAGGGCGGCCTTTCACGCTGGCGAGGATGGCGCGCATGACCCGCTCCCGGCGATCGAGACCGAGGCCCGGCAGATGGCCGTCGCGTTTCAGGGGCACGACGATCGCTTCGATGCGCAGCCGTGGAACACGCCAGCGCGCATCGGCAACCTGTTCCGCGTGCTGTGCCCCGACGAGACCCGCCAGTACGGCGACCCGGTGCAGGGCTTTTTCATGTGGATCGCCGGGCAGCTTCTGGCGATGACGATGGCGATTGAGAGCGGCGAGCCGGAAGCGGACATCAAGCCTAAGATTGACGCCATGCTTGACGACGCAACGCAGCGCCTGCTGGGCGTCAAATACTGAGGTTTCTAAAGGGGATCGTGACGCGAGACTGGGTCAAACCAGTCGATAAGGCGTCACGATGCTTCTCCTCTTCAGCAAGGCTCACGTAAAGACCTTCACGCGCAAAGACGGCACTGTCGTCCAAGCGCATGACACTAAGGTCATCAAAAAAGTCCAATGGCACAACTCGCTGACTGGCAGTAAGCAGTCCGCCGAGAAGCTCGCCGCGAAGCCGTCCGGAAAGGATGCGCTTCACCCCGCTTGGGGCATGCCGGAAGGCGCAATCAACCATCCCAAGCGCGACGACGAAGGCAAGCACGTAGTCGTCAAATACCCCTCGCAGCAATCCGCCACGGATACGTGGAACGATCCTCATGAGACGGCCACATTCACGCCAGGCGGCCACGCGCCCGCCTCGTTGAATGGCGTCGCGCTTGCGCCTTGGACCGATCATCCGAAGACGATCGAAGGCTGGGATCACGTGCCAGGGCAAATGCACGACCTGGACGAACCCGAGATGGATCTGAAGGGCAAGGAACCGGCTGCCGGCGTCTTCATTCAGGAGCCGGACGGTCGCGTGTGGATGGTCAAGCCGTCCAACGGCTTCGCTGGCTACGCCACGACGTTCCCAAAAGGCCATGCCGATGACGGCATTTCCCTGCAGGCGACGGCCATCAAAGAGGCGTTTGAGGAGTCCGGCCTGCAGGTGGAAATCACGGGCTTAATTGGCGACGTGGCGCGCGGGCAGACGATGACTCGCTACTACACGGCCAAGCGCGTAGGTGGCACGCCAACCGATTGCGGCTGGGAATCGCAGGCGATCTTGCTCGTTCCGCCAGGCAAGGTTCACGCCGCGGCGAACCGCCAGTACGATCGCACGCTCGCCACGTTGGCCGGGCTGGCGCCGGTCGGCCCGTTGCGCGAGTCGGTGGACGACTGGAAGAAGGTCGGCCAGCAACGTGGTTCGAACCCGGGCGGATTTTTCAAGGACCCGGACGGGCAAGAGTGGTATGTGAAGGTCCCGAAATCGACCGCTATCGCACGCAACGAGATCCTCGCGGGCAAGCTGTACGAAGCGGCCGGCGTGAAGGTCCCGGAACTGAAGGAAGTCACCGTTGGCGATCGTACGGCCATTGCGTCGAAGATCGTCCCGGGCCTGCAGAAGCTCCGGGAATTCGGCGAAGGCAACGCGAGCGTCATGGATGGCTTCGCGGTGGATGCGTGGCTCGCTAACTGGGATGTCGTCGGGCTGGCGCATGACAACCTGCTCGAAGACGACAAGGGCGATGCGGTGCGCGTGGATGTGGGCGGCTCGCTGGTGTTCCGCGCGCAGGGCGAGCCCAAGGGCAAGCTCTTCGGCGACAAGGTGGGCGAACTCGACACGCTGACCGACGGCACGAACGCGCAGGCGTCATCTGTATTCGGCGGAATCTCGCATAAGCAACTGCTCAACGGCGTGAAAAAGGTCGCGAGCGTGAGCCCCGACAAGATCAAGTCCCTTGTCATGGACTTTGGCCCCGGCAACCCGGAACAGAAGGCGGAACTCTCCCGCAAGCTGATCGCCCGTCGCGCCGACCTGCTCAAGCTCAAATGATGCGCCGCGCCGATAACCCGGCCGCGCTCGGCTATGTGGGAAGCTCGCCGGGCGTCAAGCGGCTTGATTCCGATGCGTGGTTCACCCCGCCCCAGTACATTGAGGCCGCTCGTGAGGTCCTAGATGGCATCGGGTTTGACCCGTACAGCAGCGACGATGCGCAGAGGCTCGTGCGCGCGGACCAGTATTGCACGCTCGATAATCCGAACCCCACGCGCGGCGTATCGTGGCCCAAGACGCGTTCCTGCTGGATGAACCCGCCGTACTCAGGCAAGCCCGCTCTGGACGCCGCCACGCGCTTTCTGGAGGCCCTCGCGTACGAGCGCTTTGAGCGAGGCATCGTTCTGGTGAACAACGCGACCGAGACCCGGATGTTTCGCGCCCTGGCGGCGCAGGCTCGCGCGATCTGCTTCACGGACCATCGCATTCAGTTCTATAACGCCGATGGCAAGAAGGTAACCGGCAACACGCGCGGGCAGGCATTCCTTTATTTTGATCAACTGAGCTATTCGCAGTCCTTCAGCGACGCATTCCGCCAGTTCGGGACCGTCATGCGCCCTCTGTAAATAAAAATCGGCGTCGCCGGCAGAAAGTGCTTGCATCTGCTTGGTGGGCAGAATAGAATGGCCTCACTGAACGAAACAACACAAGCGAGGCGGGGATGAACAGCAACATCAATGAGTTTCTGCTCCTCCTCGTCATCGCAGGTGAATTGTCCGTTCTGATTGCATTCGTGGTTATCCGCTTGGTCTTGCCGCCCCTTCCGCATGTCGAATTGAACGACGAAGAACGCGACTACATCGAACGCGCAAACCGCGACCGTGAAGCCATCTAACTTTCTGAGGGAATCATCATGTGGATCTGCCAAAACAACAGCTTTCTGTCCATCGTCGCATCCGACCGTGACCCGTCCGTCTTAATGGTTCGTGCTCGCCGCAAGGGCGATTTGGAAGCGGCCTTCGGCTCGGATGTCGAAGTGACCACCATTCCGGGCCGTGACTATCAGTTCCGCGCCTTCATCAAGCGCGAAATCGTGGGTCAGGTTATCGCGAAGGCGCTGACAGACATTCATTACACGAACTTCAAGGGCAGCACGCGGGATCATCACCTGCATAACGCCTACATGGATATCTGGCATGTCATGGCGGACCTGCAGGAAGTCCCGCCTTACAAGACGCAGCCCCGCGCCAACTTCCGCAAGCAACCGCAGCGTTAAACCCTCAACCAGTGCGCCGGGCGCGGCCCGGCTTCTCCAACATTCAATGACAGGTGCGGCCATGAGCAAATATTCGGTATCCAAAATCAAGACTTTCACGGGCATGGAAGGCAGAGGCTACAACGCGACGCTGCTGCGCGACGGTAAGGCTGTAGCGGATTTTCGCGACGATGCCACTGGCGGCCCGGTTTGGTTCGATTGGCTGGATCGCGACGCAAAGGCGACCGTCAAGACTGTGAACCATAAGGACGAGCCGCACGAATACGCTGGCACCGTCGAAGAGGCTGCATTCGTCGCCTACTGTCTCACGCTGCCGAAGTGGACATACGCCGACATGACGGCGTTTCAATCGCCGGACATGGTCGTGGACAACCTCTTGAATGCGGCTGAAGTCGAGAAGAGTCTGAAGCGCATGTTCAAGACCAAGCTGGTTTTCGTCAACGACGGGAAGGAATTCTCATACGGGGCGAAGGACAAGCGGGACCCGCTGACGCTGGTCGATGAACTGAAGCGAAAGTATCCGAACGCCGTCATCCTCAACCTGCTGCCGCTCGAAGAGGCCGTCGCTCTGTCGCTCAAGGGTGCGGAGTGATCCGCGTCATCATCCTCGCGGGCAACGATGTTCTCGGCGTGCACTACTGCGTAGACACGCCGATGGACATATCAGATAACTTCGCGGTGCATCTGGTCGGGCAGCGCATCGCTCGGTTTGCCATGGATACGTCTACCGCGTCCATCGCTGATCTGCGCACGTTTGTGCTTGAGCAGATTGGGCATACAGAGGTTTTTGATGACTGCGCGACCGACGACGAGCGCCGCGCGTTCGTGGAGTCGTACCTGTGGGAAATCAGCCAAAGCGGAAAAGGAGGGCCATGCCCCGCCACGTAAAGGATAGGGTCCGCGATCTTGAGATTGCGGCCACGCCGACGGCGTCGCTCATTCACGCGTTTGCCGATGCGGCTGCGCAATACCTCGCGAACGTCACGGGCGGAAAAGTCGAAATCGCCATGCATGGCCTTTTCATCGTATCGCGGACACCTGATGCTGCTGCAGCACAAAAACGTAAAGGTTAGACCATGAACCTCAATCAAGCAAAAGCCCGCGTCGTCGCGACCGGCAACGTGCTCGCCATAACCTTGGAGCGCGCGCCGGGCGTGTACGCGTTTCGCGACTTCACTCACACGAGCGAATACCGGTCGGACGTTGGTTACTTCGATTCGCATACTGGCGTGCATTGCTACGGCGATGGAAGCGGTGAGGCGCAAGAGTGGATCGGACAGGACTTCAGCCGTGAAGATCAAAAGGCCGTGCAACTCATCATGGAAGTGGCGGGCGGCGTCGATGTGAACGGTGACTCGCTGCAGTCAAAGTATCTGATGGCCGCATGCATCGCCTATCACGAGGGCGAAACCAAGGCCGCCGTTGCGATAGCTACGAAGGCTCTGGCCTTCGTCAAGCTGCGCGGGGTCTGATGTTCACGCAGTCTCTTACGCGCACCGCAAGCTGGGTAATTCGCAAGAAAGGGACTGGCAGCGTTATCTGCGAGACGTTCAACGAGCGCGCGGTGCAGGCGCTCAACACGCGGAAATACGAGGCCATCCCGATCTTGCAATACCTCCAGGAACTGAATAAAAAGATTCGCAGCCAAGCAAACCATGAATGAACAAACTCAAAAACCGGAAATTAGTGTGAAACAACGGGTTCTGGACCCGTGCTGCGGTGGCCGCATGATGTGGTTTGACAGGCAGAATCCAGACGTTGTGTTTGGCGACCAACGTAACGAAACCATCATTGTTACGGACCGCTCACATGGGCGAACGGACGGCACGCGAGAGTTGCGTATTGAGCCCGACACGTTGCTTGATTTTCGCTCGCTGCCCTATCCGGACGAGACCTTCTATCTGGTTGCATTCGACCCGCCTCACCTTGTCCGTGCCGGTCCCAATAGCTGGTTGGCAGCGAAATACGGAAAACTTGGGCCGGACTGGCGCGAGGATATCCGCATGGGGTTTCAGGAGTGCATGCGAGTGCTAAAACCTAACGGCACACTCGTTTTCAAGTGGAACGAGACGCAGGTAAAGGTTGGTGAGGTACTTCAGCTTGCCAATCCACACGAGCCGCTTTTCGGACATCCAAGCGGACGGAAGGGGCTAACGCATTGGCTAGTATTCATGAAAGCCGGGATCGACTCGGCCGTGCCAACGCAATTTTCAGAATAGAAATCAACGAAATGAAGCGCGCATAGCGCGTCCGCCGTCAACCCGGCGCGCTAACGCACCTTCATAAATCTGCTTCAAACGCAATTTATCTGTTGACTCTGCGTTTAGCGCAGAATAAACTCGCTTCACCGTAACGAAACGGACCGCCTGAAAGGGCAAACCAAAACGCTGCACTCTTTAGGAAAACTAATCATGAAAAAAACTCTTATCGCTTTCGCAGTCGCAATGTTCGCAGTCTCGGCATACGCACAATCATCGGTCACGCTCGGCGATAATTCATCGGCCAATCAGGAGGGCGTCGCAGTCGGTGGAGGCGATACGGGTTGGGGTCCGAATGGCCCGCTTGCTGGCGGCACGGCGCGTCTGAATATCGCTGGTGAGTATGCTGCAGCATTCGGCTACGCCTCGCAGGCTCAGGGTCGCGGCGATACGGCGATTGGCACATATGCCAACACTGGCGCACCTAGCCCACTCGGCGCGTCCGATGACTCGCAAGACTCTTACCGCACTGCGGTAGGCTACAAGGCAAACGCGACGGGTGAAGTAGCTCTCGCGCTGGGCTCATTCACGTCAGCGACCGGCTTGGGATCGGTGGCGCTCGGCTACGGCTCGACGGATGGCGGCCAAGCGATGGTTGTCTCGGTCGGCGGCAACGGTGTAACGCGTCAAATCATCAATGTGACGGCTGGCAACGTCAATGCGACCAGCACTGACGCGGTGAACGGCTCGCAGCTTTACACGGTGCAGCAAGCCGCAGCACAGGCCGAGACGGATGCGCAGAAAGCCATCACCAGCGCGGCTCAATCAGGAGCGGCGGCTGCAGCAGCTAACAGCACGGCAGTGACCGCTAACGCGACGGCGACGGCTGCGGCGGCGGCAGCAGCTTCGGCCAAGGCCACGGCCACGGCAGCAGGAACAGCAGCGGCAGCAGCAGGAAACGCAGCTACGGCAGCGGGTGCGGCGGCAGCAGCGGGCACGGTCGCGGTGACGAAGGAGGCGTCTCGCGCCACGGCGGCAGAGGCGACGCTGAGCGCAGGGGTGTCAAGCGAAGCGACGCGGGCTAAAACCGCAGAGGCTGGCTTGCAAGCGCAAGAGGCGAGCGATGCATCGGCAATCGTCGCCGAAGCCAACCAGCGCGTTGTGGATAACGCTGCGACCATGTCTTCGGCCAACGCCTACACGAACCAGTCGGCGGCTATTACGCTTGGGCAGGCGAACGCTTATACGGATCAGCAGTTCAACCAAGCCGAGTCGGATATCAGCAAGTTGCGCTCGGATATGTACGGCGGCGTTGCTTCGGCTCTCGCGGTGGCTGGCTTGCCGCAGCCGACCGGCCCGGGCAAGTCGATGGTTTCAGTCGCTGGATCGACCTATCACGGCGCGACGGGCTTTGCTGCTGGCTACTCGCGCGTCTCGCAGGATGACAAGTGGGTCATGAAGGCTTCGATCACTACGAATAGCCGTGGTGACTTCGGCGCAGTAGTGTCAGCCGGTCGCCAGTTCTAAATTCCCCGTAGTGCCTTTTAAGCCCGCCGAGTGCGGGCTTTTTTGTGCCTGTTCGGCGCGCGGTGCGCGGTAGTGACGCGAATCTGAAGGCTAACCATATCTCACCTTCAGAAAGGAGCCGCCATGTCCGCAAGCGTACGCATCGTCGTCAAGGATGCGAATGGCATCACGTTCGATCCGAACTCATTGCCGCACAAATACACGTACGACGCAAACGGCAACATGCTGACCGACACGTGCATCGAACAGGGCGCGGTCGTGCGCCAGAAGACTTTCACATACGTGGAAGTCAATTCCGTCTGGCTGAAAGCGTCCGAATCCGCATGGGTGAACGCTACGGAGACGTGGGAAGGCTAATCGCCGGGTCGCGTGATTCGTCGTGACGCCAACATAAATCGTAAGTACATAAACGATTTTTGAGGGCGTCACAGTGCAGCAGCATGAGATTCGGCTCCCGCTTCTCTTTGGCGCGCAGTCGGTTGCATTCGGCAGCCCTGCGCGCTTTAACGTTGTCCATGGCGGCAACGAATCAGGCAAGACGACGCTTGCGCTCGTTACGCTGCTCATATCCCATTTCGGTGCGCTGCACGGCTTCAAGACGGCGCTCGTTCTGCCGACTGGCGACGACGTGGAGAAGGCCAAGTCCGCACTACTGCGAACGATCCGGCCTCTCATCACGAACGCCACTGGCCGCCTCGATAACATGCGCTGGGATTTGGTGAATGGCGGCTCGATCACGTTCATCCCGCGAGATGACCCTAAGCCGATTTACGACGAGTTCCACCTTATCGTGGTGGATGACGCTCAAAAAATCGACGGGGTGCACGAAGTCCATGAAAGCATCCACCTGAACCGCCATGGGCGGGTTTGGTACTTCGGCAAGCCCGTTGGCATGCGCGGCCCGTTCGCAGCCCTCTACAGGGGCGCTGCGGAGGATTGGGCGACCTTCCAGCTTAAAGCTACGGACAATGAGTACGCCGATCAGGCAGCCGTCGAATATGACCGCTCCACCATGGCGCTGGACGTGTTCCGCCAGGAGCGTCTTGGCGAGTTCGTGGATGCGCCAATCGACCTGACGCCGTCCCAGATGATCGTGGGCCCGGACGAGACCTTCCGCCAGTGGTGCGAGCGCCTGAGTGCCGAAGGTCTGAAGGTGGACGGGTATCCATTCCGCCTCGATGACCGCCCGGCCATGGCCTTCATCTATGACCTGATTCCGCACACGGTCAAGGACGCGTACCAGCGGATCGATATCATCATGAAGTGCACCCAGGTAGGGTTCACGGTCATGGAAATGCTCGCCATGATCTACCTTGGCCTGCGCTTCCCGGCATCGAAGATCGGCATGTTCATGCCATCGCAAATGCTGGCGTCCGGGAAGTCCACGAACCGCTTCATGCAGATCGTCCGGACCATTCCGGCCGTTCGCCGGCTGATGAAGGAAGGTCTCGCCGAGTCAGGCATTTCCGGCGACGGTAACGTGCTGACCCGGAACATCGGCGAGTCGCGATATCACTTTCTCTGGACCTCTGGCAAGACGGCCACAGAATCGAACCCGATGGACGTTGTCTCGTTCGATGAAGTGCAGGAAATGGTGATCGCGGATATGGAGAAGGTCCGCGAGCGTATGTCCGCCTCGCGTCTGAAGTACACGCTGATGGGCTCCACGGCGAACCTGCCCGACGGCGATATCCACTGGTGGTTCAAAAAGGGGAAGCAGTTCCAGTTTCATACCGAGTGCCCGCACTGCCTCGCGAAGCAGGTGCTCGATGAAAACTTCCCGGCCTGCATTGGGTACGATCCGACCGCGCCGCGGGTGAATGAGCGCGAGCGTGAGGCCGGGCTCACGGGCGAATACCGTTACAAGTGCAAGGAATGCGAAGGCTGGATTGACGACACACAGCGCGGCGAGTGGATTGCGAAGAACCCCGAAGCGGTCAATCGCTCGGTTCACTTCCCTCAAACACTGTCGCCGACCATTTCCGCCCGGGAAATGATTGAGGCTTACCACAACGCGGCGGACATGCGGAACTTCTTTAACCGGAAGCTCGGCAAGCCGTACGCGGACCCGACGCAAATCCCGATCAACCTGGAGATCCTCGCCGAGTGCGTGGAGGAGGGCAGGCGGCTGGGCGTGCAGTGGAAGGATCGTGCAAAAGGCACGTTCATGGGTATCGACCAGATGGGTAAGTTCAACGTCGCCCTCATTTGCGAGCGCCTGCCGACGGGCCATATGGCGCTGATCCACGCAGAGGAGATTTACAGCGACGATCCTTTCGCCAGGTGTTCCGAACTGATTGAGAAATTCGGCGTCAAGGTCTGCGTGTGCGAGTCGCTGCCGAACTATAACGACGCTCACCGCTTCGCGAATCGCCACAAGGGAATCGTATTCCTTGCGAGCTACACGGTCATTAAGGACGCGTCACTGCGCTGGGGCGACGCTGTTCCATCGAAGGCAGAGCGCAAGAGCGACGAAGAGGCGCAAGACCGCTACACGGTCACGCTGGATCAATACAAGAGCATGCAGGTAGCGCTCGCGCGCATCACGGCGCACGTTACGGTCTTCCCCGATCCGAAGGGGCTGCTGCAAATGCTCTCGGACGACGGCGATAACGGGATTCGCGGTGAGAAGTCGCTCGCGTCCATCCTCGATCGCGTGTTTAAGCACTTCACGCGAACGGCGCTCATTGTTGAAATGGACGCTGAAGAACGAAAAATGCGGCGCAAGGTGGTGAAGGTCGGTATCGATCCTCACTTCTCTTACGCCTTCATGCTGATGAACGTCGCTTGGGCCCGCGCTCACGGCGGAACTGCATTCCTGTTCCCGGACACAAGCGACGAGAGTACGAAGGTAGTTATTGGAGATGCTATGGCTCAGAACCACACACTGAACAAGGTTCTTCGCGAGCGCGAGGAAATCACGGAGGATCGTTGCAAGTCTTGCTCGAACTTCGACTTCGATCGCAAGTTCTGCAACGAACTGCAGGCGATCGTAATGCCCGATGCGCACGCCTGCGTTATGTTCGAGCAGGTCTAGTCATTGAAAAAATCGTTGCACCAATCAGCCAGGAACGTTTCATAGTCTTTCGGGTAGAACGGATGGCCGGGTAGATACTTTGATCGGTCATGAAGGAACGCGAGGAAGCACTGTGTCCAGATGTTTTTCATGTTGGTTTTATGGCCGGATGAAGCCCGGTTTTGATCAGAAAGAGTTCGAAGCGGGCTTTGTCAATGTGACGTTTTCCCGCTTCATATTCGTACCAGCGAATGCCGTTGCTCAGGTGGACGAGCGATGCGGCCTTCGACTGGCTGATGCCTGCTACTCGGCGAAGCGCGCGCAGTTCTTCTGCGGTGGGCTGGAGGTTCAATCGGCTCCCGGGTTAATTGGTTTCGGTCCCTTCACTTTGCTGTCACGCTCCAGCTTCGCGGTAATGTCCAGCATGCGCTGTGCACGGCGAGCCTGCAGGCGGTTCAACTTCACAATTTCCGGCGTCAACCTGCGCGGCGCTTCGCTGAAGCAGTACGTCGTCCCGTGCTGCCAGTCCGCATACATATATTCAAGCTCCACCTCGCCGCGCGCATGGTTGCGCTTCAGCCCGATCAGTTCAGTCTTGAGTGGGCTGAGCGCCGGGCCCCACACGAAGCGGAAATTCAGCGGGGCCAATTCGGGGAAGGCGTCGTTCATGGCCTTGCCGAACAACCTTTCGATAAACTTTGCGATCAAAACAGAGCCTCCTGACGGGTATCGACCGGCTTTTCGGCCTTCGGTCCACGCGGCGCCGGGTCCGGCTGCTCGCGGCTCATCATTTTCGCCATCGCATCAATAGCGGCCTCACCGCTCGGACTGCCCCTAAGACGCTCTACGAGCCCCGCTATGGCGTCGTAAGCGCTGGCGTACGCCGTAGGCTTGCCCGGGACAAACCAGCCCGCATTATGCGGGATCATGTCGTTCCAGTGGCATCCGAGCGCCTTCGCCAGTTGCGCGACTGCCTCTTCTGCCGACTCGACCAGCTTCGCCGTCGGCGGCGCAGTGAGGATCGGACGCTTCGGCGCGGTCGGCGCTGCTGCGGCAACCTGAATCGGCGCGAGCGCGGGCATTTCATCAACCGGCCATCCTTCAGCCGGGATACCGGGACCGGCGCTGTGCTTCTGCCAGCCCATCATTTTTTCGAAGTCGATCTCGTTCGGAAACCAGCGCACAGCATCATCGACCACGACAGCGCGCTTTGGCAGCGCTGTGTGCTCCATGACATAGCCGACCACGCGAAAACTGCAGCGCTCGGCGACACGTGCAGCACGTTCATTCGCTACTGCCGGGACCGCGTCTAGCTCAATCATTATGCGTACCTCAATTGATCCCACATATTCGACTTGCCCTCCTTCGCGAGAGTCCGGGCGCGCGTGACGATGCGTCGGTTCTGGCGATACTTAATGCCGACTTTCTCCGGGCTAAGGCGCTTGTTCTTCGGCGCGTCTGGAAGGCCGTCCGGATTGAGCACGTACACCGCGAACGGCTGACCCGACAAGCGCTCTCCGCTGACCTCATGCGTACGATTTATCCACTTGCCTACCCGAACCGTCTTGTCGTCGCGCAGAGCCTTCAGGATGCGATACATGGAATTGAAGTGCATGCCAGTCGTCTCCTCAATCTGCGCCCGCGTCGCTCCCTCATCGCCGATTGCGGCGAGAAGGAGGCGGCGAGATATCTCACGCTCTTTGCGCATCGCGTAATTCGCCGCCATGATCCTAGTTCCCCTTAACGCACAAAACTTGCTTCAGCGTGTGCACGATCTCCACCAGGTCGGTCTGATTCGCCATGACCTCATCGATGTCCTTGTACGCGCCCGGCACCTCATCAATCACGCCAGCATCCTTGCGGCACTCCACGCCCGCCGTCTGCGCCTTCAGATCGTCCACTGAGAAGGTCTTTGCAGCCTGCGTACGGCTCATCTTGCGGCCCGCGCCGTGCGAGCATGAGCAGTACGATTCCGGATTACCCTTGCCGCTCACGATGAAGCTGCGCGCTCCCATGCTGCCCGGGATGATGCCCAAGTCGCCCTTACGTGCACGGATAGCGCCCTTGCGCGTGACCCACAAATTGCGGCCGAAGTGGTTCTCACGCTCGACATAGTTGTGGTGGCAATTCACGGCCTCATGCGTAATCGTGAAGGGCTTCTCGATATGGCGACGGACGGCTGCAATCGTCGCGTCCATCATTACGCGGCGGTTTTCAAGCGCCCAATCCTGCGCCCACTTCACGGCCTCGACGTACTTATTGAAATCCTCGGTTTCTTCAGGGATATACGCCAAGTCTGCATCGGGAAGCGAGACGAAATACCGTTCCATGTTCTGCTTCGCCTTCTCAATGTGGCGACGGCCAATCTCGTTACCCGTGCCACGTGAGCCGCTGTGCATCATGATCCAAACGTCGTCATTCTCATCAAGGCAAATCTCAATGAAGTGATTGCCTGATCCGAGCGTGCCAAGCTGAAACCACGCGCGCTCGAAAGCCCTCAGATGGTCGTCCTCGCCGAATGGCTTGATGCGGGCGTATTCATTCCAGAGGGCGTGCTGCTGGCCCGCGCCATGACCGGGAGGAACATAGGAGTTACGGTGGCGGCCACCAGCGCCAAGCGGCACGTCGCGCTCGATCTGATTGCGAATATCTTTCAGGCTTTCCGGGAGGTCCGACGCCTTCAGCGACAAGCGAACCGCGTTCATGCCGCAGCCGATATCAACTCCAATCGCGGCCGGAATGATGGCCTTGTCTGTAGCGATGACCGTTCCGACTGTCGATCCGATGCCGGCGTGCACGTTCGGCATGCAGGCCACGCCGTTCCCGGCTATGAAGGGCAGGCGAGCGAGGTTTTTAAGCTGCTTGAGCGCCGACTCCTCAACTTCAGTAGTCCAAATCTTAATAGGGCGAGCGCCGTCTTCGTTTATTACGTGATTCATGATTACCTCAAAAAGTCAGGGAGTCCAGGCGTTCCGAAATCGAAATTCGGGTAGCTGATGCGTGGATCTGGTTCGTTGCGGGTATGTGTGCGGCGAAGCTCGGCATGAACGGTCGCGTCTTTCGACATTTCCTCGTAAATCATGTGCGTCAGGCGCTCGGCGATATTGCGGCACAGGTCGCGCGGATAACGCGTCATATGCCACGCCGTACGATCAATTGCATAAGCCCATGCCTTACCGTCATAGACGACGTTCATGTGGCGCGCACTGCGAAGCCTATCCATGTCTGAAAGCACGCACATGATCGGCAGGCGGATGCGGTTCAAGTGAATCGGCGCGAGCATTTCGGCCGGGTTGAAATCCCAATAGCGATATGCGCCGCCGTTGCTCTGCTTCTCGTATTCCATGACCTCAACGAAGTCAGATTGGCGCAGGCTCACCGTCTGACTGCGCGGCTGGAATGCCACGCAGTATTCGCCGACGATGCGCTTGGCGCAGTCAATCTCGTTGCTCAGGTCGCGATTTGCGTTGAAAAGTTCATGGTTCTGCTTCAGCGTCGCCGCTAATTCCTTTTCCAGTTCTGCAATGCGCGAGCGATGCGCGCGCTTCTGGTTGCGTCCGTAGCGCTTGCTCATACGCTCAACCTCGTTACGGCCACGTTCGCATAAGCGTTTTCGAGACTTTGGATTTTGTTGCCGAGAGCCATGATGTGATCCAGCAGGAACAACACGACTTCCGGGCTCGCGGCGGCGAAGAAGTCCGCGTTGCGCCACTCGTATTCGGCCTTGCCGATGGTGCAAGAGAACTGCGGCTTGCCGTCCACGAAGCGCATAACCGTCTTTTCCCAGCCATTCGCGTCGGCGGTAATGGTGGTCTGCGGGTACGCCCAGTTCAGATTGCGATTAGCGCGCAGATCGCCTTGCGGCCACGCTTCATCGGCCAGCTTGCGCAGCTTCGCGAACAGAGCCTTTGCATCCACCGGACCGGCTACAGCGCCCTTGACGTGGGCCTCCTTCAGTTGAGCCTCCAGCGTGGCGATGCGAGCCGCCTGATATGCCTCGCGATAGATTGCGTCTTCGGCCAGCACGCAAAGCCCTTCTTCGCTCGGCTCAATCGCATCCTTGGCGGTCATTCCCATTGGCAGCCACGTATCGAAGCGGTCAAATTTGTAGGTCACAGTTGATCCTCAGTTACTGGCTCTACGTACATGGCGCAAAGACGGTCAGAAAGAGGCTGATAGTCCTTGCATAGCTGGGGCCGGTTCTCATAGTCACCGCAGAGCCCCTCGGGCGTTACAAGCGGGCAGGAAAAGCGGATGGAAACACGCCCATCTATCTCGGACGGTCCGCCAGCCGTTTCATTGCCCTCAACGGCAAGCCGAAGCGGAATGAAAGGCAGCTTGTGGTGCACCATCTTTTTCGCCGCATCGTCCTTCCATGAATCCTTGTCAAACAAGCCGACATTCAGCGCGAAGTCTTTGCAGCAGGCTCCCGGGCTAGAACAGGTATCGCAGGCACTCATTGCATTGCTCTCGAAGTGAAAATTTCCATGGAAGCGCAGTGCTCACAGATATCGCGCGTCGATGTCTTAGGAAAAAATCCGCACTCTGAGCACATGGGATCTTCGTCATGAAAATCCGGGGCGGCTTCGCTGAAATCTGGTAGGTGAAGCTTTGCTTGTGAGCCTTTACTCATGGCCGTATCGGGGAGATTTATTCGTAAGGCGTCGACCAAATAAACCAGCGCCAGATCAACGACTTACGTTCAAAAACAAGCGGAAAATGGGGATGTTGTCGCCCCGTGTTTTATTGCTTGGTCAGGACGATGTGCACGCCGTCCGGCTTGCTTTCCGTACCGATGTTGAATCCGTCCGTCTTGACCCGGCGATCCTTCATTTCGGCATTCACGGCGGTTACCAGTTGCTCGCGCGCCTGTGCTTCCAGACGGTTCAGCGTGTCAATGGCCTCGCCGAAGCCGCGCGAGTTCATGAGGACGCTGCGCGCCTGCTGAATCGCCGACAGCGAGCCCGTCAGGCTTGCCGTGGCCGTCTTTTTTACCGGATAGAACTTCGGCTCAACCGTGGCGACCGGAACGGCTGCAGGGGCCTTGCGGCGCTGCGCGCGATTGGCCGTGACAGGGATCGCAGGCACTGCCAGCTTTACCGCGTGCTTCGGCGCGACCTTCGGCTTTGCTACTTCGACAGGTGCGGGCGTGGCGACCGCTGCGACTTTCTTCTTCATTTACCGCTCCTCGTGGTGGTTGGTTTTGGCTCGTGCAGATTGCACGTGGCCTGCGT